TGTCAAACGGAAAATCTGGGTGTATCCTTTTAACGTCCTCTATCCAGATTTTTCTTTGCTGTTCATTCATCAACATGATTTCAATACCATGTCTCTGTAGCACCTTCGGAAGTGGGTAGGTTTTCATGCTTTTACCTCGTAGTCAATAAACTCTACATGATAACCTATGAAATCAAAAATCCTTTCTTTTAAATGTTTTTCATTTCTTGCTGTCCATCTACCTAGACATCTTTGGTGCATTACATACTCTTCTTGATCTGTGAATTGTAAATCGGGGTCTCCGTCTCCTACTTCACATAAGTAGAGTTCAATATCTTTTACTATAAATTTCATTCTGCTATCTCCTGTGGAATGTCAACTAGAGTGCGGTCTGTAGTCTCATAAGCGAACCACTCTCCCTTATCATAGACATAACCAAATTCTCCACCACACTGGTCACAATGATCTAGAAACTCTGTAATTGAGTGTGCGATTCTAGGGGGTGCTGACTCTCCTCTCTCTGAGTAGTAAGTAGGTTTAGGGTCACGTTTTACAAATTCCTTTTTCTCGAAATCATACTCATTATCTGACCAACATGAACTCATGTCTCCACCTGAGAGAAGTTCAATAACAGACTCTAGTTTGTTATACTGTTCAGTTAGGACTACACCCAACCACTCAGGATAACCGTCCCAATGATGATAAACTGAAACAAAAGTTTTATCGGAAAGTTTGAGTGCGATTCTTGCATTTGTTGACATAATAAAAATCTGTTGTATGAATATACTATAGGTGACTATAGGGTGATATGCAACTGATAGTGTGCAGTACGTTAACTGTCACACTCCATCAAGTCAGTAAGTGCTGTGTTTGGTAATCTTGAATCTATCAGCGATTTATATTCTTCATGCAATTCACAACCAATATAATGCCTATCTAATTGTTTAGATACCATTGCTGTTGTGCCACTACCCATAAATGGGTCAAGAATTAAATCTCCTTTCTTACTCCCTGCTAGGATACAAGGTTCAATTAAGTCAGGGGGAAATACTGCAAAGTGAGTTCCCTTATATGGTTTATTAGTTACTGACCATACTGATCTTTTATTCTTTGTAGGATAACTCTTATTGAGTCCAGTATGAGGACTTAATCCAGTTCCTTTATTATGATACTTTCCTTTAGTTCTATCTCTAGTTCCCCAATCTTTTGCAGGTTCTTTAATTGCTTCATTGTCATAATAATATTTCTTGTTCTTAGAGAATAAGAAAATATATTCATGTGCTTTTGTGCATCTATCTTTAACACTTTCTGGCATTGGATTAGGTTTATGCCAAATAATATCTTGCCTAAGATACCACCCATCTTTGCGTAATGCAAACGCTAACAACCAAGGTATTCCAATTAAATCTTTCTCTTTTAATCCATCTAATTTGTTACCTCGTTTGTTACATTTATCAGGTAAATCTTGTTTAGTTTTAGATACTGTTTGTTTAGGATATGATTGACCTTTACCAGGTCTATAGTTATAATAACTATCCCCTATGTTTAACCATAAAGTTCCATCATCTGCCAAAACATTCTTAACTTCTCTGAATACTTTTACAAGTTCTTCAATATATTCTTCGGGTGTTTGTTCTTGTCCTATTTGTGACGACTCTCCACCATAATCCCTTAGTCCATAATAAGGGGGGGAAGTTACACACATCTGGACTCTCTCATGTATAGTGGGAATTGTATCCCTACAATCCCCATATAAAATTGTATCTTTTTGTGGTCTTAATTTCATTAGCAATAAGCGATAGGGGGAACACCATCAACAAAAATTTGGTTGACTACATTCTGCAATCTTTTACCAATTGCGTCTCCACGTTTTTGTCCAGTAGGAACACTTACTTGTCCAAATTGTTTTTTGTATAAGTGAAATGCACCTGCAGGAATGAGACCATCAGCAACTGATTTACGATCATCAGAATGGACTCGAATAACACGACCAATAGTCTGTGCCATTTCAATGATAGGTAGGTTTCTCAACAAAACTGTATGAGTCAAACCTGGAACATTGATACCTTCAGATAGTATTGAATAGTGGAAAATAACAAATCTTTTGTTATCGTCCTGACCCCACTTTGTGAGTGTGTCAAAAAACTCTTCTCTACCAACTTTTGTGCCATTGATGATAGCACCAAACTTTGATGTGATGTGCATAACATCATATCCATTATCCTTGAAATACTCAAGAATAGTAGTATGTCCGAGCATATTACCCAAGACTCTTGAACTAGGTGCTGCAACTAGAATCTTGTTGTTCTGACTATCATCAAATGTGTCGATAATATCTCTGAGGTTATCAGCATCAATCTCATGAGCATTATACTTGTCACGAGGGGTTGAGTTACGAGTCTCAAAGGGAACAATCTTAGGGGGAACAATAGCACCTGACTTGATAAGTTCCTGTGCGGGAACATTCTCCAATACACCACCATATACTGAGGTGTTGTTCATACCTCTGTCAAGTGATACACCACGACCCATGCGAGGTGTTGCTGTAAAAAAGTAACTCCTCTTTGCATACTGGACTATTTGAGATAGAGCAATATGGAAGTGCTTACCACAACCATTATGTGCTTCATCAAAGTAAATAGTATCAACTTCTACATCAACTGCATTGACGACCTTTTGAAGTGAATGATATGTAGTAAATATCAAAATGTGCTTTTTGCTGTTGTTGACCCAAGTATTTAATTCAAATTGATTTGTTGTGCTGAAGTGATGAGTCTCTCCTGAGTGAACATGAGCAACATCAACACCTTGATTATAATATCCATCTAGATTATGCTCTAGGAACTCTGCACACAATTGATTAGCAAGTAAGATACGAGGTGCAACTACAACTGTAGTCTGTGCAACTGGTAACTTGAATCTCTTAAGAGTGTCAGCAATCATGATGTATGTTTTACCACCACCAGTAGGAACAATGATTTGACCCTTGTCACTCTCTTGCATAGAGTTGAATGCTCTTGTTTGGTGTGGACGTAATTGCATAATAACCTTTCAATACAATCATTATAGCATTAAAAAACCCCTCTGTCGAGGGGTTGTGACACTATCCTAACTGGTCTAGTCTTCGTCTTCGGGGAACATCTCTATTGGTAATGTCGCATACTCAACGTGAGGTGCTGTCATACCATGTGCTACTTTCCAAGCAAGTTCCCACTCTTCTAAGTATGCTTTCCAGTTAACACCTCTCATGCTACCATCTTTACTAAGATACTTGCCTTCAATAAATTTATCAATACACAATAGTGTAAATGATTTCATATTGTTAGAGGGATAACTTCCGTTCATTGCTGACGTCTGAACATACCTTGACGTACCTGCTTTGAGTTGTTGCCACTCTCTCAATAATACATTTAGAGGACTAAATCTATCTTCACGTCCATTTGAGGGGTCAACTACCACTTCATAATTAGATACTCTGAATATCAATTCCTTTAGTTTTTCTAGTGCTTCTGGAACTTCCTTATACTTCATATAAGAAACAAGATATGCCCAAGTAAATGGATTATAGTGTGGTAGAGTTGTTTGCTTCCAACTATTAAATTCAGCATCAAGATATACTTTGCGAACCCATAAAACAGCGTCTTCAATATCACTAACCCACATCTTGATGTTAACAGTATTTGTTTTCATCTTGACGTTATACTTGTTAGAAAAACATAGTAAAGCTGCGTGTTGTAATGGTTCAACTTTACGCAACTTACCATCTTTAATTACAATATTCCTCTCTCCAAATACAGCACGATACGCACCATCTACCCTATCAGATGCAATTTCTGCGTCATCTGGGTTGTCGTGCATTAAGTATTCTTTGTATATGGATTTAATTGTTTCGTGTTCTTTATACTTTACACGAACGTGTGAGGGTTGCCAATCGTCAGTATCATCTGACCACCAGTGTGCGTCTCTAGTATGTCCGTTAGTTTTAAATCTAGTTCCTGCTTTGTATGTCTTTTTCGTCTCTGGGTCGTAACAATCTTTTGTTAATACTGCACCATCTACTTCTAAGTGTGATGATTCTAGTGTAGAAAACTTATTTCTGTGCTTAGGTTTTCTTGCTCTCTCTTCGTGGTCTCTTTGTATTGGGCAAACTTCCCACTCGTCATGCCACTCATCTATTGAAATAATTTTCTCAAGATAAAATAAATCAGCAACATCTACACGTTGCTTACGTCTCTGGTTTCTATTCATAATAGTTAATCTGTAATGCCCTAATTAGGCGGTAAATATCAATCGTAGGATTGACACAAGTATGTAGTCATATTATATCAGGAAAGATCAGGGGAATAAGAAAACTTAATATTTCCTTTATAATCTCTCTGTGTATGAACAGCAGCTAGTTGAAACCCTAGTTGTGGCCAAGGTTTTGATGGTGTAGGAACATTATATATCTCTTTAATTGCAAAGTTATATTCTCTCATATCTCTTATTCTACGTTTAGTAGTATAATGATTGATCGTTGTTAGATATACAATATTGTCCGCCACTTCCATGCCATGCTCTAGAAATTGTTGCATCATAGACCAAGGCGGATTAGTAATAATCCAATCAACTTTTTTCTGATATTGTAAGAAATCTCTTCCCTCTCCTAGTTCACACCAATCTTTATTGTCCGTATCATAATTATCATAAAATGCACCTTCTCCTCTACTAGGGTCAAGTATTCTACCAGTAGGATTGAAATGATTGATGATCTCCTTAGCAAGATACTCTGGGGTCATCACTATATCTTTCTCAGGTGTATTTTTTGGTGGGCAAAATGCTCTCATTTATTAAACGTACGTTTTTTAGATTCTAGGATTAAAGATATATCTTTCTTTTCATATTCTACACCACTTGCAATTAGTTCGTCAAGTTTTAATGAGCATTGAACTCTTCTTTGTTTCTTACTATCTACTTTTGGATTGATAGTATATAATGCTTTATCACATGATACACTTTCTTGCAAGTTATCTCTGACTAATTTAGAATCGTCTCTTGCTTTTGCTCCCTGTGGAATACTCTTAACATAGTTTACAAAGAATTCTACTCTTTGAAAATCCATGTCTCCCCATAAAGTTAGATAGTCTTTTGGTTGAATAAAAAACTCATATTGTGTATGAAATATTTTTTGATCTCCTACTTGATCGTAGCACCCAACAATTAGTCTATAATCATTATGTCTCATCATTCTGAGAATATCAGAACAGCAAATAGTATTGTTGCCAGTAGTTTTAATACTAGCATCATACTCTACTTTAAGACCTTTTGATAAATCAAATGATGATGTATAACCATTCTTCTTTAGAGCATCATATTCTTTCTTTGATAGACCAGTTCTCTCACGAGTTACAATGTCTTCAAATTTGTTACCATGTGCTTGGACTTCCATGTCAAAAAATAATAGGTGGGTCGAAACAAAACTCAACTACTTAAGTTCGACTTAAAAACGTATTCCTCTGGGTATCCGTTACCTTGAAAGTTTTACGTTGGTTTGTTTCGACATTCTTAATATAAACGATCTTACAAATAATGTCAATAGGGTTATGACACTAACTTAACTGTCACACTTCGTATCCAAATCCACCCTTCTGTGCTATAATAGTCGATCTCTTCCACTCCCTGAGTTGCCTAAGTTTCTTCTTGAGTTTATGAAACTCCTCTTCGCTGTATAGAAATGGGTCTTCCTGACCTTTCTTGATAGCGTGCTTCAATAGTTTAATTTCTTTACGAAACATTATGTGTATAACTCCTGTAAATGTAGTTCATCAACAATATTCTGAATTTCTTGCATCTTACTTAGATAAAGAGATTCATCAATGATTTTATCCCCATAGTAACGCTTCTGTAAATTAGAAACGTATGCCAATAGAGCATCTTTCAATAGTTCTTTTTGCATTTTAGTTAATATAGCAGATTTAAGATACATTTATCTCCATTTAGATAAGGGGGAAGTGTGTTCCAACTTCTCTTGTTCTATTGTATCTGATTCATCTGGGTTTTCAAAGTTTTGTGTTGATTTCAACGTTGAAAGATATTTCAAAACGTGTTCTCTTATCTCCATCAGTTCATTGAAACAATCCTGATTATAGGCACACCCACGCAAATCGGGGTCTGGTTTCATAACTGACTCGGTAAAAAGGTCTAATGCTCTCTGATATTTTACATCAGAACTTTCATTCAGACGTATTGCGTTTTGATCTTTCATTTTTTAATTCCCTTTTGTTTTCATGTTCGATTTTCTTAATTACCATTTTTGTTTGTCGCTTGTCTCGGATTGATTTACCATAAGAGTAGTAACCTTGTTCGCTACCACCTCGGCGAAATGTCTTACCCATATTAAGTTTGTAAAATAGTAAACTACTTGTAATATGTATCAGGTTTTCTGATTTGGATACACTTGCGTTGAAAGATCCTCGAAACAATAACCTACTCCATGTAGGAAGTCGGCAGTTTTATCGACAACATCATCAAGAATGTCGGCATCAAACTCTTTTTTTGTGAGGGTCTCATCTTCGTCTGTGCAGATGAGAGTGAAATGTGGCATTGTTCTGTTTGCGTTACCCTATTAGTATAACACAATTTTTTTGAAATGGCGAGCCTGTGGACAGTTCATTTAACTGGCACATAGTTCACCTTGTTCACCATTGCATCAAATACACCTTCTAGTGTGTAGTCAAATGCTAGTGAGAATCTAGGTTCTTCCAATAGATTGGGTACAACGCTATGCTTCAGACGTGAGGGAAATAACAAAATCGTTCCATTCTTACATTCTACGTTTGCTCTATGAGAATTTCTATTGTTAGGTTCACTATAATTTAATACTGTGAAATATCTACCAAACAATCCATCTTTATCATCATAGAATTGAATACGTCCTTGTTGGTCATTGACCGACAAATAATATACACCACTTATAAGTGAATTAGAATGATGATGTATCTCTGTGTAATCTCCTTTATCATTTCTATTCAACCATGCACCATGACATTGCATATTATATCCTCTACTCAAACCAATGTCATTATAAACGTACTGTTCAACGTGCTTTCTTACTTTAACTTCAATACTTTGATACCAATCAAGTAAATGTATATGTGAACTGACCCATGCACATTGATCTCTGTTTCTACTAAGTTTTACTTGAGATAAATTTGCATGATCTTCGGGGGATAATTCAAAACTATCCATGTAAATTGATGTTGGGAATAAATCTATTATCATCTGTATTTGTTTACTCCTATGTGATTTTTATACCATACCGAAATAGTATAACGATTACCCTCTGTGACTTCTTCAACTCCATGTTTTAACTCTCCTTTAAAGGTGATAACACTTCCTTTTTTTGGCGGTATCTTTTCACCTTCAATAATAGTATTACCACCTGTGAAGTTATCATTCAAGTATAGAATAGATGTCCAGACGTGTTCATCAAAATCTGTGTGTATTGGTTGATAGATTGGTGCTGTCCACTCTGTGCAGTGAATATAATTAGGAAATGCTTTAGGGTCGTACTTCCTAACCTCTGTAGTCAAGTTTGCTTGGACTATCTTTAGATAATCTGTTACATCATAAGGTAGATTATTATTGTAGAGAACATGAGTTAGTTCTGTTAAATTAATAATCCTTCTATTCTCAAACTCTGATCCATATAAAGGAAACATAGTTTGATGAAATGACATGAACCAATTACAAATGTCATCACTCAAGAAATTATCAGTTAGATACACTTCATTCAACATTTGTCACTACCACATTAAAAGAAAATGTCTTTCTAATTGTATCAGAATTATGAGGGGAAACACCATGTAACATGTGTGAGGGAAATAACAAAACATCACCCGCTTTCACCTCTGGATAATATATGTTAGACAACTTCATCTGAGTGAGTATCTTAATCCAAGGTTTAGTAAATGATGTGTGGTGAGAATCCCAAAAATAAAATTTTGAAAAATCTTCACCATCATTTAAAAATACCACACCTGCAATGTCACAATCATCATGATAATGTATCTCTTGAAATCCACCACGATTATATCTGTTCAACCAAGGATTTAAAAACTTAGCATTGAATTTAACACCAAGGTCACCAGACATTAAACCAAGAGGTTTGACTAGAATATCAAAGAAATCATTTACATTGTATGAGTCACGTTCAATCTTACATAGGTCTCCCCATGTGAAATCTGAATCATCAAATTTTTCAACTGTGTCTAACCTTTCTTTAAGAATATCAAAGTCAGGCATTCTATATTGATAATAGAATTGATTACTAAAAATTTGTTTCATGTGTAAAATCAAGATTTAATACATGTCTCATTTTAGTTTTCTGAGGGTATGCACCATGCCAAAGAGTTGCAGGAAATATCAAAACGTCTCCTACACCTGGCGGAAATAGTTTTACTCCGTCCAAGAAATAATAAAAAGATCCATTTTTTGCAGGGAAAATTTCTTCCTCTACATCTAAGTATATCACACTACAAATATCATTGTTAGTGTTGTGTTGATGCATTGTATGATATGTTCCTTCTTCCCCATATACTGTCCATGCAGATGCTAACTTGAGATTTTTTGCATCTACAGCATCTACAATCATTTCTTTAACTTGATCTATGATGCCTTTAAGATATGGAAGTGTTCTCTCTTCCATCAAATGATACTGCCTACCTTGTAAACTGGTAGATATATCAAACATATGAGGGTTGAGGCAATCTAACCCACAATCATTAACTGCATTGTCAACATCAGATTTGAATTTTTGTATGTCATTCAATCTGTAATGATAAAAATAATCACTCATAAATTACTCTGGAGCTACGCCACCTTCTCCACCTATACCTTCTCCTTGCTCGTTACCTCCTCCTACATACACACCTTTCTCTTCAAGATCGTGCTTATAATTCCAAGCAATAAATTCGGGGTCTTGACATGTATCTGCTTCTGCTTCTTGTTGTTCTGTTAACAGAATATAAGGAAGACTCTCTTCAAACTCTTTTATTTTGTTTAGACAATCTTCAACTTCTTCCATAGTTGGGCAAGGTCTAGGGTCTTTCCAATTAAACTTGCCATGATCTAGAGTCCATTTCGCACGAGGTCTCAATAAATTAATTGCTACATCAAAAGAGACCAATTCATAAAGTTTCTTCATTGTTTTTCTTCGTCCCATGTTTTAGTTGTTTCATTCCACTCCCACGTACGATCTTCGTTAGCAGGGGGCATTGGTGTAGGGGGTTCCCACTGTAGGGTTTCCTCATTTAAAACCCATGAGTCCATACCTGCAGGTTTTGCAGATACAAACTTATCTAAATCTGGACGATATATATCTCCAACACCTGCATACATACCACGAATGTTGGCATTGTATGAGGTCTTTACCCAATTAGTTGCTGCTCCAAAGAACTTTCTTAGAGTGGTGATCGCACGTTGTTCATCGAGTTCACCTGTGTCCGTCCATTCATAAAAGTCGTCAAGTTTTTCTACTCTCTCGACAACATTATCATCATTTATCTTAGCGTAATGTGCCATTCCTCTTAATCAGTTAGGTTGTGCTTTAGTTATTTAGCACTTGGTATCATAAGCATATTCGACGTGGTATCCGTCTGCCCTTACAAAGTGCATAAAAATTTGGTGATAGTAAACTTTTGGCGTACCTTTTAATGGTTCTCGCCAATGTTCTAACTCCATACCCTTATATAATACAGCATCACCATGGTTTGTGTAAAGCTCCTTAACATCTCCGTTAGGAAGTTCAAAATATATTGGCCATGGTGTAGTTGCGTTAGTGCTGATATTCATTGATACACTGATTTCACATGCAGGTCTATCATGATGTTTCTTTAATTCTTGACCCTTGAAATAAAATCTATCAAAGTAATATGTTGGATATAACTTTTCCCCTAAGATAGTTTCAATTTTTGATTGAACACCTTTGTATAATTTTTTATACTTAGGGTGATTATATCTTGCAAGACTATTTGGAACTTGTCCTTCTTCAGACAAATTTTCCATTCTGCCATTTTTATCATATCCAAATTTTCCTCGTTCAAGAGGGGGTTCTTCAACTAATAGGGGAGCAATCGCCAAATGCTTCAGTTGAATAAGACTCCAATCTTTGTAATGAATCATCGCCACCTCGGTCCAATTACCCACCCTACCAGAGTCTTACGAATACCACCAGTAACCTCTGTGACTCTATGAGCAGTTCTACTATCAAACACAATAAATGTACCTCTACGTCTAGGCACTAGATATACATCATCATCAGTGTTTTTCATTTCAATATTACCACCTTGATAGTCATCAGGAGACGAGAGTTGTAAAATAAATGACAGTTTTCTCAACTTACCATTTTCGTCTGCAGCAGTATGATCTGCATCTTGATGCCAATTATAAAACTGACCTTGCTCATATACTGTATATTGAATTTCATTGCCATCAATACCCTCTATGTCATACATAAAGTTATCTCTGTTTGACTTCAATACATAAGACATACAGAATCCTCCGACCCAATTATCTGCAGGAATCCAAGATGTTTGACTATCTCTTGTAGCAAATATCTCTCCTTCTCTTACACTCGCTACCTTAACTATATCATCATACGGTGTGCATTCTCTCTCTATGAGACTTACAAATTCCTCTGGAATATCGGTCTCATACCACATTGTATTAAATGTCATAATTTAAAAATCATGTTATAATATATGTATCAGGAATCAAGAAATCCTATGAGAAATTTAGGTATCAGTAGAGTTCATAATTCCTCTACTACTTTACTACAAAATGGCGAAATTGTCTACCACCTTGAGAATGAAAGATTATCTAATAGAAAGTATGATGCCTTTCCATTTCAATGTTTGACTGACCTTGACACCTTAAACCTTGATAATATTTGTATTGCAGGTGTAGGCAAATTGACACCTGCTGACTGTTTTATTGATGATGACCCATATAGTTTATATGTAAAGACGAAAGAAAATAAGTATGACACTGAGGTTCATGACCTATCACTATCACATCATAAACTTCATGCAGCACACGCTTTTTACAACTCAGGATTTGATGAAGCAATCTGTATTGTAAAAGACGGAATGGGATCTGACGTACCTCTAGTAGGAGATATGTTTCAATCAGGCACTTATGGTAGAGAATTATCTACGACCTTTTGGGCAACATATCCTGCTGATTTTACCGTTGTAGATAGACACGTTGCTGTTCCCTTTGAATCTAATCATAAATTTGGTGTGACTCATATCTCTAACAATCTTGGTGAGGGTATGGCATTTCAAAAGACATCAATGGCATTTGGGTTTCATGAACTAGATGCAGGTAAAGTTATGGGTTTAGCATCTTATGGAGAGGAACTACCCATATCAATATATGATAATGGATTAATTGACAATCAATTATTTTATATCGGTAAAGATTTACATGATACAGGATTAAATTTTTTGTTTGGTGATTTTAATTCAAAAGCAGATTTTGCTTTCACCTTACAAAAACAAACACAAGAACACGTTGCACAATATATTCTCAATCAAATTGAACAAACAGGGTGTAAGAACGTTTGTTTATCTGGGGGATTTTTTCTGAATTGCGTTGCAAACTATTACTATTTGAGTGTGTTACCTAGTGATGTAAACTTATACATTGAACCTGTATCAAGTGATGCAGGTACGTCTATTGGAGCAGCAAAACTTATTCACCATGAACTTACTGGTGATAAAACAAAACGACCATTGAATAGTTTATATCTCGGACCTGTCCAAGATAACTTTACTCGGTTGTATATGGAAAGCACTAGACCTACAACACCATTTGAAGTAGCAGATATGATCGCTGACGGAAAAATAATTGCAATCTATCAAGGTAGATCCGAAGCAGGACCTAGAGCATTAGGAAATAGATCCATCTTGTTTGATCCTCGTAACGGTGCAGCAAAAGAAATAGTCAATCGAGTAAAGAGACGTGAAGAGTTCAGAC